AGAAGACGGAACTACAGGGTCATACAAGTATGCAATGTCACAAGCCGATACTAACGGAAATGACATTTCATTTATCTTTTCAGCTGCAACGGCTATGCCAGTATGTATCAATATAGTAACTACAGCGGTCGATCCGACATCAGCATCTTCTTTCGGCATTACTAATCTAGACACTACTGTAAGCTCTCGTATGGCTACTTATACGCAGCCGACAGGGTTCTTGGCAGCTACATTCCCGACTGGTACTGTCGCTAATACAACGAATATTACCGCAGGTACTATAACAACTGCGACTAACCTGACTAACGCTGCTACAGCAGGTGACCTTACAGCGACGATGAAAACGTCTGTCACTACAGCAGCAACGGCAGCAACGCCAACTATAGCTGGAACTCAGACCTTCAATAATACAGGGACATGGACTGGCAATGTAACAGGTAGTGTAGGAAGTGTAACCAATCGGGTAACCGCCAATACTGACCAATTTAATGGAGATGCTACAGGTGCTGCTAACATTGCATTCACTACCAGAGCAATAGGCCGAGCTACAGCTTCAGGTGTACCTACTACTACTAGTATTCCTACCAGCGCATGTACTCCTGCAGGTGCTGCGGCAGATCAATTCAAGGGTCGTATTATAACCTTCGATGCTAATACTACTACGACAGCACTACGAGGCCAAGCGACTGATATTACAGCTTCAAGCAACGCATCTACACCCACCTTTACTGTGACTGCATTGACGACTGCACCAGCATCAGGCGATACCTTTAGTATAACATGACCGCGAAAACACGCCTTGGCTATGAAGGCTATGGCGTCGAACGGGCGGGTAGCTTCTTAGGTAAAACCTCCTCAGCAGGAGGACATCCTGTTGGTGTTATTACCCGATTATCCTTAGACGGATACGGAGTAAGAAGATACAGAGACTTTTCAGGTAAAGCTTCCTCGACTGGAGGACATCCAGTCGGTATAATTACTCGACTATCGTTGGATGGATACGGAGTAAGACGGTACAGAGGCTTTGCTGGTAAAACTCCTAGCGGTGGAGTTGTAATTCATCCCGTCGGTATTCTGACTAGATTATCTCTAGACGGATACGGAGTAAGAAGATATAGGGACTTTACAGGTAAGACCTTAACTGATGTTATAATCGGAGGAGGTAAGCGCTGGGATTGGGAAGAATATAAACCGCCTAAGACTGTCCCAGTAAAATCTTCGGATATTGAGTCCATATCTTACGATAAGAATACTAGTCAGTTAATAGTCAATTTTAAGAATGATACATCCTATAATTATTCACACATTCCAGAACATAAAGTCAAAAATCTAAAGAGAGCAAAGTCCCCAGGCGGGTACTTACATAATAACATTAAGGGTAAACATTTCGTTGCCCGAATCAAATAAGGAAAAACAATGGCACTACTCAGAAATCGTGAAGTCACTCTGCTCGGAAAGACAGACGGACAAGACGCTCCTATTACTTACACTGTCTTACACAAGGATGGTGAGCGCGAGGTCGCGAAACTGTCTGATCTTCATCTAACCGAGGAAGAGCATAAGAACTTCGCAAAACAACACGGAGAACTCGCCTTGACTAACGTCAAGAAGATTGATGACAAATCTCTCCAAGAAATCCGCGACAGTCAAGACCGTCGTAAGATCGAAGAGAAACAAAAGCCACAGTCTCAACCTCAATCTCAGGTTAGACATTAATGGGCCAAGTATTTCATTTCATTAAGATTGCGATGGCAGTCATAGCAGCGGTAGCTGCAGGTGTCTGTCTCTTCGTCGCTATGCCTTACGTCATACCGCTCGCAGCGGTCAGTATCGCATTCTCACTAATGCCCGAATAAACCCATGGACCTGCATATATATCATCATTATGATGAACCAGGTCTGACTAAACTAACTCAGAAAGTAGATAAAATTATGGCTACAATGCAAGAACTACGTGATGCTGTCCAGAGGAATACTGACGTCGATGACAGTGTTGTCACCCTTCTTCAGGGTGTTTCCCAGCAATTGAAAGATGCTCAGGCTCAGAATGATCCTGTAGCTATCCAGGCAGTGATCGATCAGCTTGATGCTAATACCCAGCATATGGCTGCTGCTGTAACAGCTAATACACCAGTTACGCCGACTCCTCCCGTCGTATAAGATTGGGGCGAAAGCCCCTTTCTTACCACAATGCCTTTTATCGAGTATTCCATTTCCGTTGGTAATATTCTGACGATACTCGGTGTCGTCGGATCGACTATGGCTTTGCTCTATAATATGAAGGGAGACATCGTCATCGTCAAACATGATATCCATTACCTCCAAGAAAGTCACAAAGCTTTAACCGAGGCCTTTACCAGCCTTGGTAAAGTCCTCACTCAAGTGGCTGTCCAAGACAGCCGTATGAATATAATGGAGAGACGTGTAGACGAGCTTTCTCATGGAGATGGATTTATAAGACATGAGAAAAAAGACAGACACTGAACATAGACGAGACGAACGTCGGCTTCTAGCCGAGTCCTCTCTCGAAGAGTTCATCAAGCTGGTACACCCTAAGCGTCTGTTAGGAAATATCCACCGTGAAATAATACGCTGGTGGACCTCCTCAAACGCTAGACCGCATCAGCTGTTATTGCTTCCACGCGACCACATGAAGTCTGCTCTTGTAGCCTACCGTGTAGCGTGGGAACTAACCAAAGACCCGACGTTGCGGGTTCTATACATATCCAGTACTTCAAACTTAGCTACCAAGCAGTTGAAGTTCATCAAAGACATCTTTACCGATGATACTTATCGTCTGTACTGGCCAGACATGGTCAATCGAGAAGAAGCTAAACGAGAAAAGTGGACTGAGAGGGAAATCTCTGTCGACCATCCTCGTCGAAAAGAGGAGAGTATTCGTGATCCCTCAATCTTCACTGCGGGACTTACTAGTAACATCGTTGGCATGCATTGTGATATTGCCGTCCTTGACGACGTGGTGGTACAAAGCAACGCATACCTCGAAGAAGGACGAAGTAAGGTAAGAGATCAGTATGGTCTTCTTTCTTCAGTCGAGAGTGTAAATTCCCGCGAATGGGTCGTAGGTACACGATACCATCCAAAGGATTTATATAATACGCTACTGGAGATGGAAATTGAAACACACGACGAATTTGGAAACGTTATCGACAAGGTGCAACTCTTCGAAGTTAAAGAGCACCCAGTTGAAACAGCAGGCGACGGCACTGGTGAGTTCCTATGGCCTTTACAACAGCGCTCTGATGGCAAGTGGTTCGGATTCAATGATCGAATCCTCGCTCAAAAGCGAGCACAATATATTAATAAAGTACATTTTCGAGCCCAGTATTATAATGATCCTCATGACGTTGACAGTTCTCCTATTAATAGGAATCTTTTTCAATACTACGATCAGGCTTTCCTCTCTCGAAGAGATGGGGCTTGGAACTACAAAGGTAATCGACTTAATGTCGTCGCCGCTGTAGACTTCGCATACAGTACTCAGAAAAACGCAGACTACTCATGCGTAGTCGTCCTCGGAGTTGACGGAAACCATAATTACTATATCTTCGAAATAGACAGGTTTAAGACAGCCCAACCTTCTGAATACTTCAAACGGATTCTCAAATTGTACGAGAAATGGGGTTTCAGAAAGATACGTGCGGAGGTCTCTGTCGCTCAACAGGTTCTCGTCAATGATTTGAAAGAGAACTACATCCGTCCGCTAGGCTTATCGCTTAGTGTAGACGAGTACCGGCCTAGCCGTTGGCAGGGTTCTAAAGAGGAGAGGATCTTTTCTATCCTAGAACCTAAGTATACCAATCAACAAATTTACCATTATACTGGTGGTAATATCCAGGCGTTGGAAGAAGAGTTACTCTTCGCTAATCCCGCTCATGACGATATCAAAGACGCTTTAGCGTCTGCTATCGATTTCGCTACCGCACCAGTCGATTTATTTAGACATCAAAAGGAAGCCCAACCCGTGTATCAATACCATAGCCGTTACGGAGGCGTAGCTTGACTGGTACCGTAGTCCAAGTCGACAACGTAATTACTCCAGACCGTATGGCTACTCGGATAACTGAGAAGTATCAGACATGGCAGAATATGCGTCGTGTTGCTTCCTTAGAATGGGAGGAGATCCGTCGCTATATCTTTGCGACAGACACTAGCCATACAAGTAACTCCAGTCTGCCTTGGAAGAATAAGACTACTATCCCCAAGCTGTGTCAAATCAGAGACAACCTGTACAGCAATTATTCAGCCACTGAATTCCCTAACCGAGTTCCTATCGTCTGGGAAGCGAACGAGAAAAACGCTGACAGTAAACGTAAGCGTGATGCCATCACCAATTACATGCAATGGGTAATGGAACAGCCTTCGTTTAAGGCTGAGATGGATAAAGTCATTCTAGACTACATCGATTACGGTAATTGTATAGTCACAGTCGATTGGGTTGATCAGAGAGTAGAGCAAGACAATAACATCCAGACTGGATATGTCGGACCTAGCGTCAGACGTATCTCACCTCTCGACATCGTCATGAATCCTGTCGCCGAGAGCTTCCAAAGATCTCCCAAGATCATTAAGAGCGTAATCTCAATCGGTGAGTTGAAAGAACTGATGAGTAGAATGTCTACTCCGGAGAACATGGATGAGTACGAAGAGCTTTGGAAGTATCTTCAGGAAATACGTGGCTCTGCACATTCATACCCAGGCGATTGGCAACAGCAAGATAATCTATATACTGTCGATGGTTTTACATCCTTCCAAGAATACCTTAAAGGAGATACGGTCGAAATTCTCACTTTCTATGGGGATCTTTATGACAAAGAGAGCGGGGAGTTTTATAAGAATCATGTCATTACTGTCGTAGATAGACACAAGCTTCTCGGTAAGAAACCTAATCCTTCTTTCTTCGGTTATCCTCCCATCTTTCACGCTCCATGGCGTCGTCGTCAAGACAATCTATGGGGAATGGGTCCTCTTGCAAACCTGATCGGAATGCAGTATCGGATAGATCATATGGAAAATATGAAAGCCGATATGATGGATTTGAGTACATATCCTGTCCAGAAGATCCAAGGTTTCGTCGAAGACTTTACTTGGCAACCCGGCGAAAAGATCTATACGTCTGAAGAAGGTGATGTAAATCTTATCCAACCCAACATCAATGTCCAACAGCTTGTGCAAGATATTGCCATGTTGATGAACTTGATGGAGGAGATGTCAGGTGCGCCTAAGGAAGCGATGGGATTTAGAAGTCCTGGTGAGAAGACTAAATATGAAGTTCAGCGGTTAGAGAATGCTGCCTCGCGTGTATTCCAGAATAAGATAAGACAATTCGAAGAGCAAATCGTAGAGCCTGTCCTTAACGCCATGCTTGAACTAGCTAGGCGTAATTTGACTGGCGTGACTACGATCAAAATCTTCGATGACGATCTGAAGGCAGCATCGTTTAGATCTCTTACCGTCGAAGATATTACCGGCATCGGACGTATTCGTCCGGTAGCAGCGAGACATTTCGCAGAGCAAGCTGAACTTATTCAGAACTTAACCAGTATGGCACAGAGTCCGTTATTCCAGATTGTTCAGCCTCATATCTCTGGCATTAAGATGGGTAAACTCTTCGAAAAGGCATTCAATATGGAACAGGAAGAAATCTTTCTTCCGTTCGTAGCATTGTCTGAACAAGCTGACGGACAACGTTTAGCACAAGCGCTGCAAGAACATACGCTCCAACAGACACAGACAGCATCAGGCATGGGCAGCGATTATGATCTAAACGCTGTACCACAACCGCCTACGCAGACTGAGGAACCACCTCAATGAAGACAGCATGGGTTAAAAATCTTCAGACTGATGAAGAAAAGAAAAGATTTGAAAGTAGCCTAGTCTCAGCAAGACTTGTCCTTGACAGGCTTACTCAACTATTAACCGAAGAGGAAGAAGGAATAGACCGATCCGAATTTCTCATCGATACTTATGAGTCCGCTTCCTGGGCTTCTAAACAAGCTCATAAGAACGGACAGCGAGCAACGCTCCAAAAGATTAAAAACCTTATCAACCTAGACCAGGAAACAAAATGAACCTTTTAGATACTAATCAGGACGACCAAATCCAGATTCCCTCCGACCAAGACCCCCTAGAACTTCTCACCGCACCAGGTGGTAAATTCGATCGTAGTAAGTACACGTCTGAACAAGACATGTACAAAGCTATTGCGAAAGGAAAAGTGGAAGGAGATTTGTATATCGATCATTTCAAACAGCGTCACGATGAACTTCGTGAAGACTATAAGAAATTGAGAGACGAATACAATGCCGGACCTTCCCTTAAGGAGCTTATAGACCAATTCAAAGCTTCTAAGGAGTCTAACAACGACAATACCCAGTTCGTGGATAAAGACAAGTCCGATACCCTTAGCATGGAAGAGTACCAAAAACTTGTTCGACAAGAGATTGCTCAAAATAAACAGCAAGAACGTGAAGAACAAAACTATAATACTGTCCAAGCCAAGCTCATCGAGCAGTACGGGCCTAACTACGCCGGTACTCTCAAACAACAGATATCTAGTATGGGCTTAACAGCAGATTTCGTAAACGACCTAGCCAGAAAACATCCACAGGTTCTTTTCAAGACCCTTGGACTTGACGGTCAACGTCAGAGCGAAGTCTTTCAAGCTCCGCCTCAATCAACGAACAGAGTTGATCCCTTTGCTCCGAGCGCTCCCAAGCGTACTTGGTCTTACTACCAAAAGATTAGGCAGACTGATCCAAACAGATATCGTGATCCGAAACTCCAAGACCAAATGTTTAAAGACGCCGCTTCGTTAGGCGAAGCCTTCCAAGACGGCGACTGGAATACACTTGGTCATTAAACTAGGAGACTGACATGGCAAGTGGCTTTACAGTTGCTACCAATGAACATCTCATTCGTGCAAACATATATTCACGGGATATTACCCGTGCGTTTCAGGATGATCTGTTCGCCATGCGGTTTGTTAGGACAATCACGGACTTTCCGGATGGTACGACACTAAACATTCCCCGATTGGGTACAGCCGAGTCTGCGGACTTCGCTGAAGGCCAAGCTATTAAATACACCAAGTTCGATACAGGTAATTTCACCTTCGCTATCGATCAGTATAAATACTCGGCTAATTCCATTTCGGCTAAGTTTAAGCGTGACTCGTTCTGGTCAGCAGAGGTCCAAGCGGCCTTCGCCCCCGAACAACATCGTGCCCTCATGAAAGGCTTTGAGACTCGGGTATTTAACCGAGCCAATGCTTCACAAACTGCATCTAACCAGAATTTAATCAATACGGCTCAACACCGTTGGGTTGGTTCTGGCACGGGTCAGACGATGACTATCAAGGATTTCTTCCTCGCTGAATACGCTCTCCGCAAGGCGAACGTTCCAATGAGGAACCTTACTGCTATCGTTGACCCAAGTGTCGCCTACGCTTTCGAGAATTCGACGAACGCAATCAATTTGCTGACGCCAATTCCGCAGTGGGGTAACATGGCGAGCCAAGGGCTCGTTTCGGGATTCCAATTCCGATTTAACATCGCAGGTTTCGATGTCTACGTGTCTAACTATCTTGCAGGTGGTATTGCAGAGACTGTCAACGCTAAGTCGGTTACGACTGGTGTTGCCAACCTCTTCTTCTCCGCTGAGCCGGGTCCTGTGACACCATTCATCGCTGCTTTCCGCCAAATGCCTACCGTCTTCTCTGATTTCAATAAAGATCTTCAGCAAGAGGAATTCCTGACTATTACCGAATATGGTGTACAGGTCTTCCGCCCTGAGAATCTTTGTGTTGTTCTCACAGACGTCGGTACACTGACGTAAGGAGGTCATTATGGGTTATTTAGATAATGCCGGCCTGTACGTCAAGATTGGTCCGGAAACTGCCATACCTAAGGTTGCTGGTGAATATAGGACTCCAGGCGAGCTTCGAGAAATCGAACTTGTTCTAAATCTTGCTTCGTATCCATTCGGTGCGACTAACTATATCGTGGATGACACGACAGTTATGCCCGCCGGTATGCGGATTCAAGAAGTGGAGACTTATGTTGATACAGCCGCAACAGGTGCGACTGCGACTCTCGACATTGGTCTGATGCGTACAGACAGAACGACTGTAACAAGCGCGACTGCTTTCGTAGCAGCTGCGACTGTCGCAAGTTTTGCAACGGTTGGTACAAAGGCGGTTATTACTGCTGGTAGTACTTTCGCCGGTGCTCTGATCGGTACGACTACGGCTAGTGTCAACCATATTACGGTCCGTGTCAATACCGCTAGCTTCACGGCTGGCGTTGTCCGCGTCCGTATTCGTTACTACAGGCCATAAGATGAGGGGGTGTAACAACCCCCTTCTCTTTATAAAGGATTACAATGGCAAACGTTTCACACGCCACATTGACTGGCTCACAACTCCACGAACCTAAAGGTGTAGAAGTTGCACCGTTAGGAACAGTCTACGTTTCTAACGGCACCGGAAGTGGTAGTTGGGCTAACGTAGGAACATCGTCTTTCACCGGCATGATCTCTGACTTTACTTGGCCAGTCGTTCAAGACGGTTGGTTAGAGCTTGACGGAAGTGATATTAACACTACCACTTACTCGGCTCTTTATAATGTAATGACAATTCAGATGACGGGTACGCGCGTAAGCGGTAGCCCCATCATAACATCTCTTAGTTCGACCGCAAACATGCGTGTCGGATATTTCGTGTTTGGTACAGGCATAGCGACTGGTGTTACCATCTTGAGTATTAACTCTGGTACCCAGATCACTCTATCTGCCAACGCAAGTTCGACAGGTACATCGACAGTCGTAACATCGCCTTGGCTTCTAAACACAGGCACTATTCGACTACCTAACGTGTCTGCTGCAGGTAGATATCGTCGGTCTCGAACGTCTACAACCGCCGTCGGTCAGTTACAAGCAGACCAAAATCAAGCACATACTCATACTGGAGCATCATTCTCTGGAACTACTGGTGTTGCAAGTGCGGATCATACTCATGCTTTCTCTGGAGTTACTGGAGATGATAGTCCGGATCACACACACCAATATGTTCAATCTGTTGCTGGTGTAGGTACAGGCACAAGTCCAAATTATTTTGATTCTTCTATTGCTACTGGTACTACTGGAGGAGCAAACTCTAGACACTCTCATGCTTTCAACGGTAATACTGGAGGTATAAGTGTAAACCATACACATGCATATAGTGGTACGACTGGGACGATTCCTTCCGCTGGTGGTACGGAGACACGTCCTTTAAGTATAATTGTAATGACTTGCGTTAAAACTTAATGTCTAAGATAGCTTTACAAAATCTAGACAACTTACAGAACGAAGCATCTACTGTTGCTGCGTTCAATAACAATAATGCTCTTATTAGGGAAGCTGTGGACAATACTTTGTCTAGAGACGGTACTGCTCCCAATCAAATGAATGCTCCTCTGGATATGAATTCAGAGAAGATTATAAATCTTATAGATGCTACAACAGACCAAGAACCTGTAACATACGGACAATTTACAGACACGATTGGTGCGTTACAAGCAGGGGGAGTTGTAACAGGCTCTTATGTTACATTAACTCCAAATTCAACTTTAACCCAAGAACGTATATTAACTCCTGGAACTAATATATCTATAACGGATAGTGGACCCGGAGATCCAATCACTCCAGGGACAGTAACTGTTGCTGTCAATGATGCTGATTTAAATGCTGTTGCAGCCTTGTCTACTACAGGATTAATATCTAGGACAGGCGCAGGTACTGCGTCGACTAGAACGGTTACAGGAACTGCCAATGAAATTACAGTCACTAACGGTGATGGTGTTGCTGGCGATCCTACTACTAGTCTACCTTCTTCTCTTACATTTACTGGTAAGACTGTAACTGGCGGTACTTATGTAAATCCCCGTGCAGATGCAATTTTAACCGCAGATGGTGGTTCTGTACAGCTTGTTGGTACACCTTCATTATCAAATGCGGCAGGTATAAAAGCAAGAGATTTAGTTATTTCAAATAGCTATGCTAATACGCCACCTGCACTAGGCATTTGGACACAAGGTGGTGTGCAATTTGCTGGTTCAAGTAGCGGCTCAACTCAAGTTAATGCTAGTGCGGCAGCCTCTGGAACATTAACTCTTCCAGCTGCGACAGACACTCTCGTAGGTAAAGCAACAACCGATACCTTAACAAATAAAACTTATGATACTGCTGGAGCTGGCAATAGTTTCTTGATTAATGGTTTAGCTGCAACGGCTAATACAGGTACAGGGTCTGTCGTTAGAGCGACTTCCCCAGCTTTAGTCACACCTGCATTAGGGACTCCTGCTTCAGGCACATTAACTAATTGTACCGGCTTGCCTTTATCAGGACATACAAATCAAGCTGCATATACAATCGTGGCCAACAATACAGGAAGCTCTGCAGCTCCGACTGCAATGGATGTTCCTACCATTACTTCGAAAGCTTCTCCCGTTGCAGCGGATATCATTTTAATACAAGACAGCGCAGCCAGTAATGCATTTAAAAGAACAACTGTCGGTGCGGTAGGATCAGCTGGTGCCGTATCTTCTGTTAACAATCAAACAGGTTCTTTAACATTACCTGTTCTTCCTCAAGGACGTCTGACATTACAGACTCTTACGCCTGTGATGACGTCTACACAGAGTGCCAAAACAACCATATATTATACTGCTTATCATGGAAACCAAGTCCCAATCTATGATGGAACTAATATGGTTTCAACTCCAATTACTGGTGGTGAAATTTCAGTCGCGACTACAGATACTACAAAAAGTCCAGCAGCGATTGGTGCTTCGAAAGTAAACGATTGGTTTATATGGAATGATGCCGGAACCATTCGTATAGGTCATGGTCCTGATTGGACAAGCGACACTGTTCGATCTGCGGGTACTGCACTTACCATGGTTAACGGCATTCTGCTTAATAACGCCTCCCTTACGAACGGTCCTGCGGCCTCCCGGGGAACCTATGTTGGTACTACACGAAGTAATGGATCGTCTCAGCTAGACTGGATTATAGGTGGTTCGGCTTCCGGTGGAACAGCAGGCTTCCTAGGTGTTTGGAATGCTTATAATCGTGTTTCCGCTCAAGCTGCAGTTATTGATAGTGGGGCAGCATATACTTATACAAGTGCAACAATTCGACAAGCAAGAGCTAGTGCTGGCAATCAAATCTCATTCATTAGTGGGTTAGCTGAAGATGGTCTTGTGGCGACATATTCAGCACGGTGTACGATCCTCAACACTGTTAATTCCAATATTAATTTCGGCATTGGATTAGATAGTACGACAACTTTTTCTTTTCAACCTGTGGTGAATTTGAATGAAACAACTGGTGCAAATCTTCAATTTTCATCGTCTAATACTGTAAATATTGCACCTCAGTTAGGGGTTCACATTATTTCTTCTAATGAAAGTTCAGATGGCACTAATGTAAATACATTCGATGTCGCAAGCACCAATAATTTATCAATAATAATTCGTAATTAAGTTCACAAAATGTCAGATAACCGTCTATCTAATTTAACAAATCTTCTCGCTCCACAAGGCGTAGTTGGCGTTTCTGTTCCTGATTGGAATAATAAGAACACATGGACATTCTGGAAAGCAGGTAGTTCTGAGTTGAATTGTCTTGCTGATCCAGGAGTCGCACCTTTAGTTCAGGGATTTGATATTACTCTTCTTCCTGATGATCCTCTAGATGTTTGGGATTTAATTACATTAAAAATAGCATTCAATCATGAGAATAGAATACGTGCTTTGGAAGCCAGACCCGCTATTACTCTCACTCAATTTAAGACTGCAGTAAAGGCTCTTTTATGAAATACACTCTTCTAGAGCTAACTCAAGCTGTTCTTTCTTCGATGGATTCTGATGAAATAAACAGTATCAATGATACTGTAGAGTCTCAACAGGTAGTTGAAGTAATCAAGACAGTCTATGATGATCTTATAAGTAGATCAGATTTAGCGTCTAACAAATCTCTATTCAATCTAAATGCTTCCGGAGACATCACTAAGCCTGTCCTTATGACTAAGCCTGACTATATCGATCGTATAGAATGGTTAAAATATAATGTCATGCTTAATGGTGAGACAGACCCAGTCTGGGACGAACTCCGACATTTGTCTGTATCAGACTTCATGGATTACGGACATAACTACCGACCGTCAGAACCTAACGTAGACACGTTTGATTACTCTAGCGATGGAAGTATCTTTACATTTACATACAGAAATGATCAGGGTCCTAAATTTTATACTAGTTTTGACGACAATACGATAATCTTCGATAGCTTTGATAATAGTGTAGATACTACTCTACAAGCTATTAAAACTTTAGCTTATGGAAGTAAGAAAACTACATTCGTCAAAGACGATAATTTTATTCCCAATCTTCAACCTGGGCAGTTCGCTTTACTTCTCAATGAAGCAAAGTCTCTCGCATGGGCGGAATTAAAGCAATCACAACACCAGAAAGCAGAGATGACTGCACGTCGTGGATGGCGACATCTTCAACGAACACGCCAGAATATTCCTATTCCACACCGAATATTAGATACTTTCGATAGCCTTCCTAACTTCGGTAGACAGCGCTAATGCCCCAGCAATCCGTAGTAGCTGTAGAAAACTCATTCATAAATGGTTTAGTCACAGAAGCGACAGGACTTAATTTTCCTGACAAAGCTTGTAGTGAAACGTTTGATTGTGTTTTTGATATTGATGGAAGTGTTTATCGACGGAATGGATTTGATTTAGAACAGAACTTTATGACTAAGACGATCAGTCGCGCTGGCAATGCCATTAAGACTTATCTATGGCAGAATGTTGCCGGTAATGGCAACGTCACCGTCGCAGTCGTTCAAGTCGGAAATACGTTGTATTTCTATGAAACAGTCGGGACTGGAATCTTTTCGACAGGTGCGCAGACTACTACAGTCACTCTAGCGGCTGTATCTGGAGCACCGACAGTAAATACCGTCGAAGCTCAATTCTGTGATGGGAATGGTTTTTTAATCGTTACGCATCCATATTGTGAACCTATGCGGATCTCTTACGATATAGATGCACACACAGCGACTGCTACTAATATAATTCTTAAGATAAGAGATTTCGAAGGGGCTGTGACTGATCCTTATGCAGTCGATACCCGTCCTACATCTACGTTAGCTGCTCTCAACAAACCTCATTATTACAATCTTCTGAACCAAGGTTGGAATGTTACCAATCTTACAGCATGGGATACTGCGCAGACGACTATGCCTAGTAAGGCTGACGTTATGTGGAGGTTCACGAATTCTACCAATGACTTCGATGCGAGTAATGCAAGTATAGCTCGAATTACTACAGGCAATACTCCTGCGCCTAACGGTCATTTTATTCTAACATTGTCAAATCAGGATAGAGTGACAGCGTCTGGGATTGGCATAGCTGGAGATATTCCGACTACTACCACCTCATTCCAAAGACCGTCTAACTGCGCTTTCTTCTCAGGAAGAGTTTTCTACTCCGGCATTAACTATGTAGGCTTTAACAGTAACATCTATTATACTCAGATCATCGAGAATGTAGACCAATACGCGAATACTTATCAGGTGAATGATCCTACTGCTGAAGATCTTTTCGATATACTTCCTAGCGATGGAGGAGTAATTCCTATTCCTGAAGCAGGAACTATCTATAAGATGTTTACTATTCCGAGTGGTTTATGCGTCTTTGCTGCTAATGGTGTATGGTTTATTACAGGAAGTACTGGACTAGGTTTTACTGCTACGGATTATGTAGTTCTTAAGATCGCCGACATCGGAACAATTTCTGGTACTTCATTCGTTAATGTCATTGGGTATCCTGCTTGGTGGAATTCAGAAGGTATTTATATCATACAAGCAGGTCAAGGAATGCCTAGCGTCAAGTCTTTGACTTACGATACATTTAAAACCTTCTACAACGAGATCCCTGTTTCCTCTAAACGTTATGCGAGAGGATATTATGACAAAACTGACGGACATATACGTTGGATTTATCGTAGCACTTCTACTTCTGATCTTGATGCTACATATGAGTATGACCGGATATTAAATTATAACTTCCGTACGAATGCTTTTTATCCGTGGACTATATCAAACAGTAACGTAAAAATAAATTCTATAATATCTTCAGAACTTGTTACTACTCCAATCAACCTTGTGAATGTTGTAGACGGTGCAAACAACGTTGTAGATCTTTCAAGCAATCAAGTTATAACCTTCCAATCTTCTGGAAGTGACGATCAGCAATTCGATAAGTATCTTGTCAGTTATGCAGACTCTGGCAGCCATAAGTTTACCTTTGCTAATAGGACAGACAACACTTACAGAGATTGGTTTAGTTATAATTCTGTTGGAGTTGCTTACAACAGCTATCTGATTACTGGATATAAAATCCGTGGACAGGATATACGTAAGTTCCAGAATAATTGGATACAGATCTATTCAAGACTAGACAATCCCGTCACCTACAGATTTCAAGGTATCTGGGACTTTGCGAATACTGGTAGCGGTACAGGCAGATGGTCTACCAACCAGTTTATTACACACGACGATACTAACTACTCCAATGCCTTTAGACGTCTGAAGGTTCGAGGACATGGAGAATCTCTTCAATTTCGCGTTTCTTCCGTAGACGATAATCCATTCGATATTATCGGTTGGTCGAGTCTACAGACAATTAACGCAGCTCCTTAAGGATAACAAATGACAGAAACACTCTCTCAATTGAATGCTAAACGCTGGGCAGACTGTCGCGTATCTCCAGACAAAGGCCCTGTCTTTGCTGCTGTCGCTAGACGCTTGACATCTCCAGACGCAAAAGCACGCTACCAAGCAGTAGAAAAAGCTACTGGCGTTCCTTGGTGGTTCATAGCAGTAGTTCATGAACGTGAGTCAGGACAGAAATGGGGAACTCAACTTTCACAAGGAGATCCTCTGAATAGAAAATCTATCCATAGACCTGCAGGTCGAGGTCCTTTCAATACATGGGAGGAAGGTGCAGTCGACGCTTTAGTAAGCTGTCCTCCCTATGCCGCTCGTAATAAAGACTGGTCTATCGGTGGTGCTCTGGCAATGCTGGAGAAATACAACGGTTTAGGCTATTATACCAGAGGCGTTCCTTCTCCATACATATGGGCAGGAACTAATCAATACTCTCGTGGCAAATATGTTGCGGATGGTGTATATGATCCCAACCATGTTGATACTCAACTCGGTTGTGCCGGTCTACTCAAAACTATGAATGTCTTTGGAAGCACAGGTACTTCAGCTGGAGCCGCGACTGGCGTGGTAATCGGCGGTGGTGCTGCGGTCGCCGCAACGCCTCAAGAGTACTGGCCATTGATTATCGGCGTAACGGTCATCATCGCGATTGTGACTTTCATCGCCTTCGAA